TTATTTTATTTGTCAATAGTTTTTTTAAATATTTTTATTATTTTTCTTTTTTCTTGTTTTTTCAATTTATAGTGTAAACTGCTACTGCTTAGTTTCCACTTATTGATTAATTTTTTCATTTTATTGTAATCAGATTTTTTAATCATTGCGATATTGTTATCATTACAATATTGCATTGTACTTTTATACGTTGCAAAGTCTTCCGTGTACAACAAATGTACAAATTGTACTGGTTTATAAGACAAAATTTGATAAATTTTTTCCTCTATTTCTGCCCTTACATCATTAAAAGTATGTAGTTTTCCACTAATATGATTATATTTGTATCTAGTCTCAAAATCTGTGACTGTACTTGAGTTATTATCAAGTACATACGGACTTAATGCAAGTATTCTCGCATTGTGTCCTCTTTGTAGACTGTACAATTTTACATTTTTTCTAAATAGTTTTCTAGTTGTTCTTTTTTCAATATTCTTTCTTTCCTCAAGCAAATTATTATAATTTGCCCTCATTAAATTAAACATATTATTAGTCCTTTCTAAAATAAAATATAGCAAGTTATCTTTAAAGTCCTAACTTGCTAAAAAAGGACTTTATTTATTAAAATTCATTAGATAATCTTTTTATTCTATCCAATATATCCTCAACATCGGATATATCAGAATATAAATAAGTGTTGATTTCCTTTATTGTTATATATACCTCTTTATTATCTATATAAATGTCAAGCTCACAATAAGAATCTATTTCTAGTATAAATCCAATAGATTCCTCAAATTCTTCAAAATTTTTAACAAGTATATTACCTGTTTCAAAAATATCTTCTGCCTTTACCATTAATTCCTTGTATTTTTTTTTCAAATTTCATAAAACATCACTCGCTTTCATTTTTTTTAGTTTTTGTTTTTATCTTGCTGTAATTAGTATACAGCATATTTTATTCCTTGTCAAGTATTTTTTTTTCAACTCTTTTTTCCTTGACCTATCTTGCTATGATTATACTACATAACTTATTACTTGTCAATACATAAAATAATTAATTTTAAATTAAAAAAAAAGAGGTATGCTCTGCCATACCCCTTGTGAAATATTTCACTTAATATCCCTGTTCCACTTCTTTCCTTATTCCCTCGTTATTAATCCATTCTAAATTAAATACCCCAACCATTCTGTAATACATATCTTTAATTAACTGTATACTGACTTCGTGGGTATCATAGTATTCTTTATAAAATAAACTAATATGGTTCTGTAAAGAATAAAACATATCTTCCGTAAACTCTTTATTTTTTACTATATTTTCCCAAGCAATGCCTGTAAAGTCTACATTTTCGCCTTCAACAAATCTATCCCAAAGTGTTTTAAATTCTTTAAATGTTATCTTCTTTTTCTCTTCCCTGTTCTTTTCCAGTTCCTGTACCACATCTTCTCTTTCCTTTTCTGTCATTATCTTTATCTCCTATTTTTTCAATCTTATTAACATAGTATATCATTATTCCTAAACTAACTAATCCAACAATAACTATCATTGTTAAATTTTCGTATAACTGCATATTTTTTAGTATGTGTTTAGTATAATTAAACTGTTTTGGTATATAATAAGGCGACAATCTTTGTATATTTCTTTCAAACTGCAATTCCCTTATTACTGTAAAAATAACACCTTCAACTATATTCAAGATAATTATATAAAGTACCATTTTTATAGACAACCCTAGTTTCATATCATCTTGTATTTCTTCTACTTTAGGACTGTTAGGTAACAATACTTCCCTTAAAGTTTTTTTATTCTTCTTTATCTTTTTCATTACTGTTACCCCCTAAATATTTATTTATAAGCCTATCTATAATTGAGGATATCTTTTTTTCCATAATATCCACTAATAATTCAATGTAATACCCTATAATAAGTATTATAAGCATTATAACAATATTTATAGTAGGGGTTGTTTTAGTCCAATATAAGTATATTGCTACATATACTGCTAAAGAAAATAACCCCCACAATACTCTGACAACAATAGGTGTTGTTTTTAATTTATTTGTAACCCTGTAAAGTAAATTCCCCAAAGTTCCTAATAATACTCCATAGATTATCAAAATAAGTTGTCTAAACTGTTCATTTTCCAATAATCTTACAAAATTCATTTCTCTTTACACTCCTTTTAAAAATATTAGCTTAGTTATAGGTGTAAAGTTTATTTATTCCATTTTTTAGGGTAATATAAGAACCCTACTCTACCAACAACTTCCCTATCTCCCTTTAAATTATCCTTATAAGCTACATCTCCGTAGATATGACTTCTATTATAGTCTATTCTTTTATCACGTTCACTCCACATTCTTAAAGCACTGTTAGAAAAATTATATAATTCTTCCTTTTCAGTTGAGGGAACTGGTGTTCCCTCCTTTACAATATTTTCAACTTTATTACTAACTATTTCAGTAACCTTTTCAATTACTTTTTCGCCCATACTCCCTACGGTCTTAGTTCGTTTTTTAGATTTTCAAGTTTATCTTCTGTCAATGCTCTTTCAATTTCATTGACTATTAACTGTTCATCTATAAGTTTATCTACAAATGCTCTCATAAAGTGAGGGAAACAATTAAGTACCATTGTCTGTACACCTGTTACTGCTCTTAATAATACCTCGTGATTAGGCTTTTCGCCTTTAAATAAATTACCTATTCCTATACCATTTGGTATAAATTTAAAGATTAGTGAATTAGTTCTTTTTTTCACTAAATATTTTATTAAAGAACCTATTCCTTTAGCTATAAAAGTAGTTAAAAATCCTGCTAATGCTACTCCCAAAAGTCCTGTTAAGTTCCCACCCAGAAGGGTAATGACTTGTTTAATAAATGTTTCCATAAATACCTCCTAAAATTAATTAAATATTGTTTTTAATTTTTCTTCTTTTTTCTTTATTCTGTTAAACCAACCATCTAAAAATTTACGTTGTGAATGGTTATAGCTTACAATAGCTTCATAAAATTCTTTCTGTAACTTATGATATAGTGGTAAAAATAAATCTTCATTTACAGAATTTAAAGCATTAATAGTATTCTTACCTATCATACCATCTACCTTTAAATCATACCCAAGTTTATTAAGGGCTACTTGTGTTTTGGTAATCCCTTTATATCCTGCATTTACACAGAAATCACATACAGATAAAGCTATCTTATCTGACTTAATTTCACTAAGCCTAAACTTATCATAATAATCTGACCTATATATAGCCTTAGCTACATTAATGTTAAAATCTTTCATATGTCCTTTATATCCGTGTTGCCTAGCCTCTTTCTCTGTTATTCCCCAAGTAGTTTTACCACCATTATCATACTTATCATCAGTATATCCACCTTCCACATATAAAAGGTATTCAAATATGATGTCAAACCTTTTCTTATCTTCCATTATTATACCTCTAATTTTTTAAAATAATTCTCTACACCCTCAACAATAGCATTAACATATTCATTTTTCATAGTCTTACCTATTTCCCAATCTTTCTCATTATCTATGAAAAAAGGTTCAAGTATTACACAAGGTGCATTTGTTTTTCTTAATAAATAAGCTCCCCTATCCCCAATAAATTTTGGTTTAATTTTTCTATCGGTTGTACCCAAAGCGAGGGTAATGGCTTTCTGTAATTCCTCTGCTAACAGCATAGATTTTTTAGAAGTATTCCAATATAACATTTCTGTACCATTTGCAACAGTATTAAAACTGTTACAATGTAATGATAATATAATATCAAAATTTCTATTATTAATATATGGTATATTTTCTACTTTATTATACCCTCTATTATATATTTCAACCTCATACCCCTTTATCTTTAATACATCTGCTAATAGTATAGATAATTCTCTATTATAATCTAATTCTGTTTCTTTTGATAGAGGGTTTATAGCTCCACAATCTCTTCCTCCGTGTCCTACAATGACACATATTTTTTTACTCATTTTTTTTCCTCCTAATTATTTAGATGTCAGTAAACTAACATCTACACTTTCTCCAAAATATTTAAAAGTATAACCTTTATTATATAAATTTATTGATGTGAAATTCTGTATAATAGAATTAAATAATCTTACATAAAATACCTCATCTTTTAACGTATTAGTATCGTTTAATAAATACATACCATATACGTTATTAACAAAGTAACTATTATTAGTAGTCAATACTCTTTCTTCTCCTGCACCTAAATCTTTAAAGAAGAAACTATCTATTAAACTATCAAAACTACCATAAAATTGTTGACTGTCAGACGGACTTATTAATCCTATATCTAACTGATATGACCCTGCTAAAGCACTATTACCCATATTTTTTATAGTAACACTAACATTTCCTTGTAAATTATCTATATCGCCCGAAAAATCTATATTTATATCTTTAATATAAACTTTATAACCTAAATTATCTCTTATTTTTTCATAAGCATTTTTAAATTGTTCTTCTGTTATATCCCCTTCTTTTACAGGTATCTTTTGACCCATAACACTTATATGGGATTTTTTAACTAAATCAACAGTTTGGTCTAACTTATCTACTAACAATTCCTTCATAGATACACCGCTTGTCAATTCTCCACCTACAACAGTATTCTCAAGTAATGTAGGCATAGCAGGTAAAAAACCATTTCCGTTAGGTATCATAGGGTAATCACTTCCATTATTAATCCAGTTTAACCATTCTTCTGTTTCGTTCTTATCCCCTATAACATCATTATATACCCCATAATAATTACTAGGATATTGTTTCTTATAATCTTCTATAAATTTAAAATTTCTTCTGAATAAGAACGTTGTATAATTTAATCTGGATACAAATAAATCTAAATATTCTTTTAATATATCAGAATTTGGAAACTTATGTAAAGTAGGATGATTGTGCCATTCTCCCCAATGACCTATAATACCAAACTGTATAATACTTATTTTATCTAATGTACTATAACTATAATTAGTATATTTATCTAAAAATGCAGATATAAATGCTTTATATCTATCTATTAATTCTCTGTTATCATAATAAGGAGCAAATCCTTTTCCATACTCATTATCATAATATTGTCCGTGTGCAGATGTAGTTAGGTAATCTGGTAAATCACTATGTTTTGTATCAGTAGGTTCATCTAGTATCAATCTAAATATTACATTAACATTTTCCATACTACTTATTAATTTCCATCTAGTCAATCTTTCCCAATTTTCCCAATCATATACATCTTTAACCTTTTCTACTTCATTCCATCTCATATCCATATAAACCATAGATATATCTTCTGAATATTCCCCACTACGACTATAAGGTGCATACCCTATTTCAGTATTCTTTACATATTCTATCTTAGGCTCAAATTCCCTACTAAGTTTAAATTTAGTTTTATCTACTAATACTTCTGGTTGACTATCATATGAAAAATTATGTATTTTATCAATCAATATATCTATCTTGTCATTATATAATTCATTATTAAGTTTTTTCATATAAGGTATTATCTTATTATCTAAATCTTTTATTGTACTAGCTCTGTAAATAAGGTATTTTTCTTTAGTTGTAGAAATGAACTTATCAAAATTATCATATAAAACATTTAACAACTCTTCATATTTAGGTGTTAATATTTCAAAGCCATTATCCCATTCTAAAGGTTTATCTCCTTCATTTAACATATATGAAGATATATAAATAGTATCATTGTTATTAAGTAATTGTACATTAGGACAAATTAACCCATATAATTTTGTTGGTGTAAAAGTTATATCGTATCTTTGCCATTCAGTTGATAGTGTAATACCTTTATAAGTAGTGGAAACTATATCAGAAATTCCTCCTGTTGCATTATTAATAGATATATTAGCAGGTACATTATTTTTGTCTGATTTAGCATAAAATGAAAAAGTAAATTTTTTATCATATTGACCATTAGCATAATAGCTTATATTTACACGTTTAGATATATAATTATTAGCACCTGTATATTTATATACATCATTTCCCATAAATTTCTCGGTATCTTTAACCCAACCAGTTTTTATATCCCATTCATTATTTCCTTGTTGTGCATTATTAAAATGTTTAGCTCCTGCCATTATATTTTTAGATTTAAACAATTCATTACTCACATATGATTTCATAAGATTAAAACCATAATCTCTATGATACTCTGTTTTTGTTAATTTTAGTAATGTTAAAAGAAATATATTATAATCTATTTTAGGACTGTCTACATCTAAGAATGAAAAATCTTTTATATCACTATCCATTAAGTTAAAAGGATAATTTAATTTCTTAGCTAACTCCCATATTAAAGTATTTCCTTTATATAATTTAGTTATATTATTTTCTTTTGACTTAATATTTTTTATATTTTTAAAATTTATATCCAACATATACCTCCATAGTTTATAGATTAAGTAATAGAGGGTAATACCTCTATTACTATTATTGTTCTTTAATTAAATATATTTTATTATTATCTTTAGTAGCTAAAGCATTATATTCATCTTCTGTTATCTCTATAAATACTTCCTGTACTAATTGAGGTATAGTCTTACTATTAATTGTAGTATTTTCTGGTAGTGTGGCTATATTATCTACTGTTAAATTAGTATATCTTTCTTTATTTAACTCTAATTTAACTCCATTGTGGTATATACTTCCATTAGTAACTATATTTAGAGGTACTGATGTATTCCCTACTGACACCATTTCAGTAGATTTTACTTGTCCTTTTGATAATATAATATCTTCATTAAATTTTATATTATTCTGTATCTTTAATCCCTTAACAAATGTAGGTACTTCTGCCACTATATTTTCCTTATCAATTTTAAAGAATTTAGAAGTATCTATATTACCTTGAAAATCAACACCATTTATCTTTAATTTATCCTTTGATATAATATTAATAACCCTGTCATTTGTTCCTAATGTTATTTCAGTATTATCTGAATTTTTAGTAAATAAGTTTTTATTACCAAATATAACTGAATTATCTACCGATAAACTACCCTGTACAGAAACATTATTTTTAAAGGTATTAGCTATATCAACATCTGCATATTTAGATAAATCATTTGTTTTAGCGAATAAACTGAAATCTATCTTATCATTATTAAAATATAATTCAGTTCCCTTTAATATTGTTTTATTATCACTTGTACCAAAAACTATATCATTATTAGTATTCTTTGTAACTACATCTATATCACTTATTGTATATTTATTAAAATTAGATATAGTACCATTTAATTTTTCTGTCAATGTATTTTCAACATTATTATGTAAAACTGTATTAGGTAATGTATAAATTTGTCCTTGTCCTTTAAATTCTACACCATTAACTAATAGCTTACCTTTAGTTATCAAATTAATATCTTTATCATTAACACCTATTGAGAATTTATCTGTTTCATTTTTCATAATTTCAGTATTATTATACTTAAATACTTTAGTATTAAAGTTATCTGTATTTATAGATAATGATTTTATATTATTTGAGTTTACTATATTTTCAGTTCCAATATCTTTAAAGTTGTTAGTCTTTGTAAATGTATTAACTTCCTCAATCTTAGCAACTTTATTTAATTTATTAGTTAAATCTGTTTCCTTTACTACACCACTTACTTTACTGTCTACATCTCTTAGTATATCAGTTTTTTCAGTAGTTATAACCTCTGTAACCTTGTCAGATATTTTAGTGTCTATATTTCCTACTAACTCAGTAACTTTCTCTGTAATCTTGTCCTTAACTGTCTTATTAACTTCTGTAACCACTTTATTTTCAATATTACTAATTTTATCTGTAACTACATCAGAAATTTTAGTATCTACTTCACTCTTTTTAACATAATCAGTTAAATCTATATTTCCAGAAGAACTTTTTAAATTATTTATTTCTCCATTTATTGTAGATATAGTAGTATCTATTCTATTTACTATATCTGTTAAGTCGCTAGTTTTTACTAGAATATTTAAAGTATCTTTAATCTCTTTCAAAGCTAATCTTAACTCATTCTCATCAATATACTTATCCACATCAGTAGTTAAATTTTGTAAATTAGTACTTAATAAATTAAGCTTATCATTTATAGCTTTTAATTGTATATCTGATAAACCTCCATTACCACCACCTTGTACAATACTCATAACTTCATTCAATCCTGTAACAATATTTACAAGATTAATAGTTTGACTTCCTTTCACATTATAAGAATACTTGTCTGCCAACTTATACCTCCTAAATAATTAATTATATAACAAAAAATTCATTAACATTTAAAGTTTCTAATTGTTCTATGCTATATCTGTTTATACCTGTAATAGCAGTCTGTTCATATACATCTGCTATTTCTATTATATCCTGTATTGTACCCATTAATGTTTTTATTTCTGGTAATTCTAATGTTATAAACTCTACATTCTCATTAGAATTTATAACCTTTACCTTTTCCAATTTATTCTGACCTAAAATATTCATTAACATTAATTTGGTAAATAAGTTATCTCTATCTACATTATTGTTTGAAAATAAATATTTCTTACCATTCTTTTCAATCTCTATATGTTGATTTAAAAATTTATCTTTTGCAATAGTTAATTCTTGTAATAATTTAGTTTTAATTTCTTTTTTCTTGTTATTTAATAAATTATTGTCTACTACCCAAGTATTAGTTTCAGTATTCCATATACTATAATCATTAGGTCTAGGTACATTAACTACTGATTTATTTTCTTCATCTAAGTAACTACCCTCATTTAATGTAATCTTACCACTCTTAACTAACTCATATTCAGTCATTTCTCTTATACTATTATTATCAATAATTGGATTAAATAACTCATTTAGTGAATATGTCATAGTATTACTGTCATAAAGTGGATAAAATAGATTAGGGTTTTCCTTAAATTTATCTAAAAACCTTACCTCTGGCATTGCAATTACTTGTAAACTATTTTTATCATAAATATATACTGTCATTTTTCCTCCTAAATATTATATTAAATTGCATATGTTACTGTAAATATTATATTTTTATTTCTTACATTACCTGCTTTATATTTACCTATACCATCTAGTTGTATATAAATTAATCCAGAATTACTATCATAAGTACCACAAGGTACTGATAATGTTTGTTTCGGTCTAAAACCTTCTGGTAATGAAAATATAACATTGTCAAAACCTATGTTATACATAGTATTACCACTATCAAATATAATAGTAACAAGTTTACCTACTCTATAAACTACATTACAATGAGATTGTGCTTGACCTAATGCTTCAGAGTGTACATATAATTTTGTTTGTTGAAAATCAGATAATTCATTTACTTTATCATTAATAGGCTTATTACTTATTGGTCTGAATTTAGAATTATCTACATAAGTTAAATTATTATTAGATATACACTCATAGAAGTAATTATTTACACTATCAAAATAAAATTTACCAGTAGTCTTATTACCACTATCTTGAATATTACCACCATAAGTTAATCCTATCACTTTCTCAATCTGTTTTACCACATTGTCATTAGTAGAATAATCAGTTAAATTTACATTAACTCCATTTAATAGCAACTCATTTGTGATAAGTTTATTACTTTCTATATCCGTACCTTTAATCTTTTGAGTAAATGTATTAGGAGTATTAAGTTTAGCAAAATTAGTAAAATCAGTTTCAATATTCTTACCATTTACCTTTAGGTTTGTGGTTTCAATGGTATTAGCTTTAATCTCTGTACCTGTTAGTTTTTGTGTCAAAGTGTTAGGAGTATCAGTTTTAACATACTTTGATAAGTCTGGTAAAACAGGTAACTCATCTACCCTTGCTAAATCTTTACCATTATATTTTAAATGATTATCTGTACCTTTTATATTATATGTACTATTATCTGTACCAGTAGTTATTTCTGTTTTCTGTTCATTAATATTTATTAATCCTTCTAACTTAGTAATATCTGTCTTTGCATTTTCAATATCTAATAAAATACTATCCTTCTTTGTTTTAAAATCATCAACTTCATTAGCTATATTTATAAGTATATATTTTATACTCTTATCGTTATCACTTAATGTTTTAAAAGTTCTTTTATTTAATATACTACCCCATTTATTATTTTCCAGTATTTGTCTAGTGCTTTCTTCATCAGTAGCAGGTAAATACAAGTCAGTAGTAATCTTATTAACTTCATTCAATATATCCATTATATTATTACCTCTAAATTAATATTTTTAAATGTATAATCTATTTTTATACCCTCATATCTTGCCATAAAATCTTCCATACCTGTAAATACTAAATAATGTGTAGTATTTTTTGTAGAAATAGTTCCTCTATCATTATATTTAGTAGGTATTGAAACATCTGCATAAGGTATATATAATACTCTATATTTACCTTTATCATCTAAAGGGTCATATAAATTATCTTTACTAAATAAAGTAAATGTATTAACGTACCTACTTTTCAAATCATCAAAATTACTTATACCACTTAAAAAAGAAATAAGTATTGTTTTATTTATAGTACGTAATAAAGTATCTGCATTTTCTTTTCTAATCGAAACAAAAGAATTACCTGCATTTGATGTTTTAAGTCCATATACTGTAAACTCCATATCCAAAGTTAAATTTTTAATCTTATTTAGAGGTACATTTTTAATACCTTGTGTATTTTTAATTAATTCAAATATATTCTGTCCTGTTAAGGCGATTATATGGTCGTTTTTAGCTATCTCATTGTAAAAATAACCTTTAAATTCCCCTAAACCTTTTTGAAGAGATATGTTATTATTAGTAGTATCAAATTCTATACTAACTTTTTTATCCATAAAATCCTGAATAGTGTTTGTAGATGTTACTCTATTATTATATCTCTCTTTAGTTATAAGTGTACTATTACCAGTAGATACACCTGTTGGTAACTTAGCTATTATTGGTACACCTAACTGACTTGATATATTTACAACTGATGACCCTCCAGAACCACCCCCAGAACCACCAGAATTTGTTAAATATAGTTTTTGTACTTTTCTTATTGCTATAACTACCCTATAACTATAATTACCACTATTATAATTATCTTTTATACTTTTTGGAAGATTAGAAATAGAAATAGAACTATTTGAATTTCTACTATGTCTTTGTTTATTATATTCCTTATTTCCAACTCCTAAAGTCATTCTAATATTAAAATAATCACTATAACTATCAATTTTGTACGGACTAGCTCCATCTATAATTAAATCTTTTTTATTATATTCTACAACACCTAAAGAAATATCTCTTTGAGATAAATCAATTGCAGGTATCATATTGTTAGAAAATGTATATATATGTTCTTTGTAGTCTGTATCTATAATATTTTTAGGTCTACCTCCAGAACCATTTTCAGTTAATGCTATACGTATATCAAAAGAAAAACCTGCTAATTCTTTATCATCTAAAGTATCTTCCCCAAGTGACATCTGTAATACTTTTTCCTTTAAAAACTCATCTAAAGATTCTAAATTTATAGTTAAATTATCGCTAGTTATATTATGTGTAGCTGTTGGTATTACAGAAAATACAGTATCTTTAGATAATACATTCTTCATTTCAGAAATATTTTGTATAGGGTTTCTATTTTTACTCCAACTAAAATCTATAAAAAGATTATTTCCAGTAGGATAAGAATAGTCTAAATAAGAAGTACCATAAGTTGTAGGTTCTATATAATAATTTGCAGGTCTACCTTCTAATCTCAACCCACTAGAACCACCTGTACCCCCTCCACTACTACCTCCTTGAATTTCTGTACCATTATACAGTAGTTTAGTGTCTTTACCTATAATATTTATAGACTTTCCAGAGTTCCCTATATTTATAGTATCTCCTTGTAACTCTACAATATTATTATGTTCCAATGACAATGTTTTTAAATCTATATTTTTCTTTACACTTAAGTTTTCTTCTAAAGTATTTTCTTTTTTCTTATTAACATAATCAACTAAATCTTGTTCTTTTATACCTGTACCATTTCTTTCAATATCTTCTATTTTTCTAGTATGACTTTCTAAAGTATTATTTACACTACTATAATTAGTGTTTATTTCTGAAAACTTATCTTCTAATTTTACTATAAGTTTAGATAAATTATTTTTTAATAATATAAAATTATTTTTAAATTGTGTAAAAGTTTTATTATTTAAAAAACTCCCCCATTTACCTTCCTCTAGCCTATTTTGAGTAGGATTACTCTCATCGGCAGGGGTTTCAATATTAATATTAAGTTTCTCTAAATCATTTTTTATATCTCTCATTTACATATCGCCCTCCACTGCAATCCAACTAGCCTGTAACATATCATATCCTGTAATTGATGAAGTCATAGGGCTAGTCCATATAATGAAATTATGTATGGTTAAATGTTCATACCCTAATACATAATTCATACTCCCAATAGGCTCTATAACTATCTCTCCTGTCTTCCCACCAAAGTTAAGATAAGAAACTTGACAACTGTTTAAATATGAAGTATCTCCTATAACATAATATTGTGCTACAAGTTCCCCACCACACCATATATTATATCCACAATTATTATATACCCCGTTAGTTCTGTTTAAAAATCTTAGTATAAAAGTAAAACCATATAATGTACCATTAAATATTGAATGTCTTGCATTAGATACATAAGTTTCTCCTGTCCTATATATTCTACCAGTAGAAAACTTATCCCCAGAATCTGGATATATTATATCTAAATCAACTCTATGAATGTTACTTCCTATCGGATTAGCATTACATATTAAATCCCCTCTGTAATATCCTGTTGTAAATACTTTAGGGGTAACAAATAATCTTTCATTTTCCCATATTAAGTTTCCATATACTTTATCTCTAAGATTTATTAATTTATTACTATCCTTACAATCAATCCTATCACTATCTCTACTATAATATTTTTTTCTAAATACTCTTGTATTTACCCATCTTCCCATTAGTAACCAACTCCATTACTTTCCATAATAAATACGTTTAAAGAAGATTGGTCTTTATTTACCCAGTCGGCATTATAAGGACTACATATAACTCTAACGTGTCCTAATGTTTGACCTCCTATGATATATCTGCTCATAGAGTTTCTCAAATAAACATTTCCACCTCTTACAAATGTTCTTGAAAAAGAAGTCTTACTAGGGGGGTTTATTCTAAAATTTTCCCCCACATAATGATGGTTTACAACTTCTCCATCTACTAAAACCTGTAAATCTCCTATAATATTTTCATTGTACCAAGTTCGACTATCTCTAGGATTAGGCATATGTGTATAACTACTTTCATTTGGAGGGTAAAAATAGAATAAATTACAACCTGTAAAGTTAGGAAAATATCCTATATGTCTTGTTTCATTAGGTGCTAACTGTATTACCCCATTCCAATCACTAGATAATATTCTTCGTGATAAGTCATTAAATACATTATAATCTATACCTACTGCTTCTAAAGACTGTGCATAACTTGTATAATAGTCATCTCCATTATGTACAGTTATAGCTCTAAACCCTCTACTCATACCATACCAAAAACTCATAAAATTTCCAGTATTTAGGGTTATGTTACTTACTTGTGCATATACGATAGGGTTGTTCCACACAACCCCACCAGTAAAATCTCTTAATCTATAAGTATCTCCACTCCAAGTGGTAAATACTTTACTTTTCTGTGCTACTCCTATCGTTTTCCAATATCCCATTATAATTCTACTATTAATGTAATATTAATAGTTCCTCCATCACATACATATCTATATATTTTTCTATCCCCTTCAATTCTTTCAGTAGTATTTATATAAGCATTTCCCCACCTTCTAGCTATTATTTCATTTATAATACAGAATACAATAGCATTTTTAGGTACAGATAACTCATATACATTACCACTATTTAAAACAACTGAATGTTTTGCACCTTGAGTAAAATAAGTCCTAGAATTTACCCAATAACCGTTAGGGCGACCACTCCTGAAAGATAATAGTACCTGCACCTATTATTGTCTGTTTTCCGTTACCCTGTACTATAATCTGTTTACCACTTTCCAATATTCCCTGTATTTTAACATCATTTGTAAAAGTAGTGCTACCATCTATCTTAATTTTATTACCTTGTATTAACACTCCATTAGGTGTTAGATTAATTCTATTAACTATCTGTGTTCCATCTAAATTAGTTCCTTTTAAAGCTAACTCTATTTTATTAGCCTGTTGAGTAAATAAAGTTTGTACGTTACCCTTAAAGTCATCTATATCTTTTTTAAGTTGTTTCATCTGGGCTTCATTTACTCCTCCACCACCTATTTTTCCACCACTTACAAATTCTATACTGTCTGCAACTATTCTTAAACCATTATATGGGTCGTATGTCAAATATCCACCATTAGCCCCATCTCCGATATAAATACTGGAAGACTTCAAACCACCATCTTTACTACTTCCCTCTGTAATAAGGTATACAATTATATCCTTACCTACCAATGTACCTTCTTCCTGTGACTTAGCTAATCTTCTTTGCAATACTTGTAATCTATATTTTTCATTACCATTTTCAAGATAACTGTATGGCGATACATAAAAATATTCCTCTCCAATTTTAACTATAAGATAAGTTTCAAACAATGTATTCTTAAATAAAGATTTTTTATATGCTAATAAATGCTCTCCTCTAAGTTCTACCTGTAATAATACATCATTTATACTTTCAAGACAATGTAATCTAAATTTTTCTGGAGGTATAATTTTACCTATTACTTTCCCTAATCTACCATCAAAGAACTCAATTCTCTTATCAAAAACCTTTATATCATCATTTTCCTGTTGTATTCCACTATGATTATATGTAGGGTCTGTTAAAGGGTTAAATTTCTCTACTTGACTATAATTCAAATCAAGTAAAGTAACTTTCTTATTATACAGATTAAGTAGATTATATTCTATTTTCCTACTTCCCTCAAATGTTACTGTTTTACCTATTATTAAGAATAATTTATTTACATCAATATCAGTAACTGTTTTATCTTTTATTTTCACTAAATCATATAATTCATATTCTAATTTCTTTAAAGTATTTATAGGGAGTATATATTTAATACTTTCATAGTCTGTACCCTTATAAGCATTGAATACATAACTTAGTAAATGTCTAGTATAGTTCTCATTAAATATTGTTCTGTCAAGTGTAAATTGTTTTTTACCATCATATAAATCTATACTTTCTTGATTAGAATAATAGAAATTATGTGTAGATTGTACTACTGGATTAAGTTTTATATAATAATTTTGAAGGTACACTATATCTTTTACACTTATTTTAGCATACTCAATATGTTCAAATAAAGGGTTATTATAATGTATAACTGTTTCCCCATTATACGTAGAAGTTGCTACACATCTTATTTCTATACCACCTGCTTTCATTTCTTCAAATTTAATTCTCTCGTGAGGGGTATATCCTGTCAATAACTTTACAGGAAATAAGATGTCATTAGGTTCTACATAAGCATTTATAACTGCTTGAGTAGACTTACTAGCCTTATCCCCTATAAGCTCTCCTCTATTAAAAGATATTTTAGGTAATTCACTTAATTTAACTGTTCTCTTTAAAGTATTTATAAACTGTGAGTTTACTTCCGTATCATTTTCACTAGGGTTATATAACCATAAATCAAATCCACTATTATCAAATGTATCATATATAGGTAATTGTTGACTATTTATACCTGTACGAGATAATCTTGAAGTATTTACAAACACATCTAAACCTCTCTGTGATTGTTCCCACTCTTTACTATATAATAAGTCTATTCCACCCTTCCAAGTACCTATTATCCTGTCAACACCTTCATAACTGTTTGTATACTCTAAATCCTTTAAGTTTTGTGGACTACCAAATTGTAATTTCATTTTTTTATTCAAATTTCTAAATTCCGTACCATCATCATTTAAGATTATAGGTGTTATAGGTATTTCCAAATTATTTGTCTTAGCACTTTTATTTTGTACATTTGTATTAGCTAATGCAAATACAGTAGGTAAATTACCCTGTACATAGTAAATAGTCCAAGTTCTCACTACATTAAATCCTAAATCATATAAATATTTCCCTTTTCCAAATTCAAGTAACCCTGTATCATTATGAAGTCCAATAGGTACAAATGTTACCCTATCTCCTTCAATGTTTATAGGTTCACAAATAACTTCTAAACCAGTTAATTTATCTTTAATCATACAAACACTAGGTCTACCATATACATCTAAGCTAACCTTACTTGCTAAATGTGAGTTTACTATATCAAATTCTTTAGTAAAATATTGTCCTGTTTCCATATAAAGTATAGGTGTAAGTTGTACTTCCATATTATACCTATAATTAACCCCTTTATCTAAATCATAATAAGGAAATTGTTTTTTATAGTCTATATTAGCAAAGTTAAATACTAACTGACTGTCATCACTTAAAGATATATCTGTTAAATTTTCAACATCTGTGAGTAAAGTATCTGTTCTTAATAAGTCATTATCTAAGGCTTCACAAAATATATGTAGGTGTCCTCTAGGTGTAAAAAACATTCTTATACCATTATTAGCAAATAACTCTACTATTTGTGAATAATTTTTATAATCTGCTATTGTTAGATTTTCTATTATAGGGTATCTTGACTTATCTATATGTTTAAAATAAATCTTTTCTTTAGGTATTTTAAATAAGTCTGACAACATCTCATCTATTGTCTTATTCTTAATAAATTTCTTATTTATTAAATCTTTATTCCAGTAACTACCTAATTGGTCTACCATATTTAAAGTTATCTGTCTTTTATCACTTACTGTCCTACTAAAAGATAATTTTTTTAGATAACCTCTAAAAGTCAGTATAACTTTTTCTTCATACCCTTCAAAAATAAATATTTTAGTTTTATAATTAGTATAGTTATATTTTTCACTAACATTGGATAACATATTCCATTTTTTTATTTCATCTGTTATCCTTACATACCCATTACCGAAATAGGTACTAAATGGATTATTCGATAAGTCCATTTTATTTGAATACTGGTAAGAGTTTACTTTTAAAGTAAATTCTTCTACACTACATACTATATCCCCTTTCAATAAATCCGTTCTAACACAATGATTATAAGCTCTCTCTACAACTAATTCAGTTTTCTTTTCAGTTTTATTAGTTGTATAACTTATCATTTTAACAACCTCTGTACCAACTACAAATAGTTGATTAGGTTCTATATAAGGGTAATACCCCTCTATAATCAAAGTACCTGTTAAAGATATATCAACAAGAAAAGTATCTATGTTTAATGACCTATTACTTTTTATATTGTTTATATATATCCTAAAATTATTAGTATTAGTACCTTGATAATTTTCTAAAGATTTTTCCCCATAGGTCTTTAACATATTTTACCTCCCTTTATTAATTATCTATTAATATATTATTTTCAAACTCTAAACTCGTACTGAATGTATCTTCATTCTCTTGTGTATAATCTATCTGACTACTTACAAATACAACATTATAATAATTATCCCCATATTCAGTAGTAATATCTACATACCCTCTTAAAACTAAAAATTCAAGAGTTTCAATATCTTTTCTGCTTAATTTATTTATTGTCATATTTATAGTCTTATATTTACCATTATTAAATGTATATCCAGAACCTGATAGGGTTCTAACAACTTGTTGATTATGTATCTTTGTTATAACTTTTATCTCTCCACTAAAAGTTAAGTTTACATTATGTTTATCTTTAATTGTTATTAACATTAATTACACCTCTCTGGATAAATATATCCAGATTTTTCAGTTAATAATCCGAATACTAATTCTTTATCCCCATCTATTATAAATGTATATGAATTAATATCATCTGAAAAATCTCTTGAAAAAGTATCTCTTGCCTTACAATTATTTATTATTATAGTATTTCCTGTAATATTGTCAAATATAATCATTCTAAACCTTAAATTATTTGTTAATATCTGTGTATAATTTTTATTTCCACTTCCATAAAAACCTGCTCCATATAATCCACTTCCATAAAGACTACTTCCAGTAGTATATTCTGGTATTATTTTTAAAGTGGTTTCCGTTCTAAAGTTCTTACTGTTCTTATGGTAAGCTTTATTATTAAATACAGGAATTTCTGTAAACATTTCAAATAAATCTCTGTTCAAGCTTACAGATAAAAATTTATCTGATAAATTAAAATAAGTTTCTTTTACTTCCTTCAAAGGTTCATTTATATCAAATGTGGTATGGTCTATATGCTCAACTATAACCTCTACTTCATTAATATCTGTAATTTTTTTACCTAATACTACCTGTATACTATTTAAAAACTGATAGGGTAATATATTACTCCCTAACTGTATCTTTTTTAATACAGGGTCGAATATCCAATGGTCTAAGCTTTTTCCATTAAATATTACTTCAAGCACTTCATAATCAGTAAATATATCGTTACTCGGTATGAAATACGTTAATTCCCTCTCTTGTGTTAATAAATTTAATGTTTTATAATCCTTATAAATATATATCTCACTTGTAGTAGGTATTAATAAATCTAAATCTTGTCTTGTATCTGCAATACAATATAACTTTTTACCTTGTTTTAATATTATGGAATTTAAAGCATTATTGGTACTTATTGTATTTACATATATGCAATTTTCAAAATTATTAGAATAAATACTTTTATTATTTACTTTATCTATAAAAACAGTTCCTACTACACTATCAAAACTTTGAGTAGTTTTAAAATTACTGTAATCCTTTATATATATATTAAGATTTTTAACATTACTTATTGATATACTATTATTAAAAATAATCATCATCTCCTTGTTAAAAATTTATTTTATAACCCTCTCTATATATATAAGAGGGTTATATAAAACTAATTCTAATCACTTTTCAAATAAAAAAATTAGATAGGTAAATCTATATTTTATTTAAAATTAAAGCATAGATTTAATATAAAATTAATCTATGCTTTAAGTTAAAATTAATTTCTTCTAAAACCAATATCCGTAAATATTTCTACAAGTTTAGGAACTAATCTTTCTGCAAGTAAGTCTATACCATTCTGGTCTGCCACAACTGTTCCTGCATTTAAGTCTGTATTTACTGTAATATTATTTGTTATAGATTGACTTGTACCTGTCTGGTACTGTATACTTTCATCTACATAATCAATATCCCTATTAGCAGTAAATAATCTCTGTATAGCACTTACTCTCTCCCTATCACTTTCAATCTTTGCACTCAATCCTTTATATTGAGAAGATAATCTTGTAATATCTGAAATTGAATTAGTTTCCATAGCTTGTGTTAATAGACTATTCATATTAAATACATCATTAGAATACTTTTGATTGATAATATTTTTAGATATGGATTCTCCAAGTTTACTGAATAAATTACTTCCAAAATTATTGATAGTATCTTCCATACTAGCTCCTAATAATCCTGTTTTAATATTATCAACTGTTTGAGATAATCCATTGTTCATATCCTTGACAATATCTGTAATTTTTCCACCTAAGTTTACCCAAGTCATAGCTAACTGTATAGCAAACTGTTCGCTTTCTTTTTGAGTATCTCTTAATCTCTGCATATTATCTATAAGTCCTCTAATACTTCCTGTAACATTTCCAAACTCCCCTGTACGTGTTACAACATCGTATATCTGGTCTGCAAGTTTATTAAATTCATCTGTTATTGCTCTTACTGGTTGTCTTGAAGAAGATACATTCTGTATAAAAGCATTTAATGTACCTGTCAAGAATGTAGAACCTATATCAAAATCTTTAGTACCTTGCATAAAATTACCAGCCATTTGAGTGTAAAGACTTGCATATTTACTTTCATCTACTCTTCTATATTCAGTAACATTACCTTTTTCATCTTTTACTTCCTCTGTATCTATTCCAAAGTAATTACCAAAAATACGTTTAGTAGTTTTACCTTCTTTATCTAAAACCGCTTTAATATTTTCATAGAATTTAATTAATGCTTGTGTATTTACTCTCTCTTGTATACCCATATTTTTAGTAGATTCTTTAAGTTGAGATATTATACTATCTATTTCCCCATCTCTTGACTTATCTAATAAAATACCATCTTGTCTTAAAGTTCCTTGACCCGTAAAGTATTTTATAAATTGTTGCCCTGTTACTTCTTGAGATGAAGACAAATATCTCTGATTGATATAATTATCTAAACTATTATTAGAGAATAATGTTCTTCTATTTCCTCTACCTTCATTAATTAATCTTCTAGCTAATACAGAATAAGCATATTCTAAGTCAGTTCTATTCTTAAATTCTTTTCCACCAAACATTTGGTCGTTTAATCCATAAGAAGCAGTAAATGTTTCTACTTCCTCCCATTTCTTTTTACCTAAAAGTCCTCCACCTTTCTTTTTACTTCTTTGTACTTGTCTATTTTCAATAGCAGTACCACCTAAAACATCTGTATTAGATATTTGAGTTCTTACCGCTCTATTAATAGAATCATTTACACCTACCTTAGTAACCCATTTAGCCTGTTCTGACATAACATTAGCCATAGTTTTTAAATAACGTGTATTATCTTCCATTAATCTCGCAGTCTTTTGTTGTGCAATTAACATAGCTTTCTGTTGACTAGCTTGTGCCTTAGCACTAGCTCCACCTAATATACCACCAACAAGTCCTAATCCTGCACCTACAATAGCTCCAACACCACCACCTAATGACATTCCAGTAGTTGCACCACTTAAAGCACCTTGTAATCCGAAACCTGTATCTCCTTTAAACATTCCTCCTAAGAATGAAGAATTAGTGTTATATTCAGTATCAATTTGATTAAGTTTATTTGCTAATATTTCATCTTCTATCCTTCTACGTTCTTCTGTTGTTTCTGCTATCTGTAAATTTAATTCAAGCACTTTTCCATAAATTTCAAGTTCCTGTTTCTTATAGTGAAGTTGTTTCTTCATTATACCATCTACTACTAATATACCATTGATTGCACTTGTTATAGTATTATTCATAAATGAATTTCTATCGTGGATTTCCTGTTTTTCCTCTTTAATTTTTTCAGTTTTAGAGTTTTTAGAGTTATATAATTCAGTAGCTCTTTTAAGTACACTATCCTTTAAATAGTCAAAGTTCTTTCTTTCTCTAAAATCTATTCCACTGACTTCTGTTAAAGGATATTTAGAAGTATTATTATTTTCATTAGAGGCTAAAGTTTTACCATTAACTTTAATAAAATTACCATTTTTATATCCATATGATAAACTATTCTCTCCTTCTTCATAGCCATAAATATTAAATTTACCTTTATTATTATCCTCATAACTAAAATTAATGTTATTTTCATAATCTTTTAATGTAAATTTATCAAAATCTTTAGCCATTTGGAATATTGATTTAGTTTCTTTTTTAATATGCTCATTATTTTTATTTAAGTTTTCCGTAGCCTGTTCAAGATTATTAGAAACATTTTCAAAATTTTCAGTAGCTATGTTAAAACTCTCTACTTCTAAATTATCTATATTTTCCAAACTTGATAAGAATTCATTATTTTCTCCAATACTTAAAGATTGTAGATATTCATCAATATGTTTATCAATTTCTGACTGGTTATTAGGCTTTTCCTGTGAAGTATTTAATGTGTACGATAGAAAACCTTGCTCCTGTCCTACTGGTATCTCTCCTACACCCTTATTCTTATCCCTTGTAAATAGATTTTTTATAGATGTAGATATTTTCCCACCATATTGGTCTACTAAAGGAGATAGAAAACTATCTAAAGCTTGTTTATACTGTTCTTTACCTAATCCCTTATAATCCGTATCTGTACCGAATAAAGTATCACTTAATAAATCTAGGGTTTTTGTATACAACTGTTTAAATACTTCATTTGTTTCCTGTGCTATTGATTTCTGATTTCCAGTTATCTTAGCCAGTAAATCCATTGTATTATCAATATTATTAGTCGTATTTGCAAGGGAATTAAATGAATCAAATAATGTTGCCATTTCTTCATTATTTAATCCTTTACCACTCTTAGAAATTTCAGTAATAATATCTTCCCTTACTTTACTATCAGTCCAGTCAAGATTTCTAAACTTATCATTAATTCCATACTCTCTTATAAGTTTATTCATTTCTTCTAATTTAGCTTGATTAGTAGTTTCCCTATAATCTACAAGTTCCTTTATTAATCTATCTATATTTCCACTATTACCTAAATCAAGATTATCTAATTGAGTATCTGAATATCCTTGAAATTTTAAAGCATTTCTAGTTAAAGGGTCTAATGTTATTAAGTTTCTAAATGTAGCCACATTTTCTTTATACTCTTCCATTAACATTTGTCTATTGAAATCTTGCAACCTAGATTTACCATATCCAGTTGTAGTATCTACACCTTTTCTTAATAACTCATTTTCTTTAAGATTAAGTCTTATAGCTCTAGTTTTTTCATTACTGAATAAATCACTACTTAAAGAAATAATATCCTTACTGAAGTTATTAATATATTGATTAACATTTTTAAAGATTTCTGCCTGTTGTTTAGTAACTTCATTAACCTTTTCAATTCTATCTTTTAATAATTTAAGTTGTTCCACTACATTATTAAATTCATTCAAATCAGTAAACTGGTCTTGTGAATTTTGTGTACGTTTAGCAATTTCAGTAGCCATAACATTAGCAAAATTTTCCCTTTCTTCTACTGTCATATTTGCTCTTGTAGTTTCTTCTAATCTTAAATCATCGTAGTTTTTTCCTGCAATATCAAATAATCTTCCCTGTAATTCTTTATATACACCAAGCATTAAACTAGGGGATTGAAGAAAACTAGCTCTATCATTTGTATCGTTTAAATCTAAACCTTTAACTTTTATACCTAAGTTTTCTAAACCATTTAATATACCTTTAACCTTATTATCAAAATTAACAGATATATCTAAGTTATCATAAAATGATTGTATCTTACCTTGAAGTTCTCCTATCTTATCATCTATACTATAAAAAGACTCCGATAACCCTATGTTATTTAAAAATTTAAAACTATTTTCCCAATCTCTCTTAGTAGTTTCTACTGTATTTTTCATTTCACTGAATGTATAGTTTAAATCAGATAACATCTCTTGATATTTCTGTAACATATTATCAAAGGTATCACTAGACACTTCAAAATCTGATTGTAATTTATCAACTATTGTTTGAAAAATATCCTTCTGTACAGAATTATCCCCTTCAAAAAATTCCCATTTTTTATTACTCCAATCCTGTAACTGTTTTATTACATCTGGTAATGTTAGTCCTTCCATATTTTTCATTTTATTTAATAATTCTTTAATAAAATCTTCATCTTGTTTAGATTTTATTAAGTCTTTTACTTGTTCATATTGTTTAAGTTTTTTTAAATCTGTTTCATAATTTCCAGTTAAATTAGGTTTAAATACAGGTATTTCTCCAGTAGTAGTGGCTTTTGTTGAATAACTTTCTCTTGCTTTTCTATCTTTTACGTGTACATCTAATCCATTAGCACCATTATAACTACTATTTAAAGCATAATTGTATCTCATATTAAATCCATTATTTAATCCCTTTACTGTTGCATACCCTTGTCCTAAAGCCTTATTAAAATATCCGTGTACATTTGTTTTTTCATCATTTAAAAAAGCATTTAATACATCAGTGATATTAGTTTTATTTTTAAATTTACCACTCTTAACCGCACTAATTAATCCACCACCACCATATTGAGTAGAGGCGTCCACTAAATAAACTCCTGCTCTTTTAATATCACTTTCATTAGTCAAACCTGTATGTGTTCTAACAAAGTTTTCTATACTCCCACCAAATACACTTGTACTAAAATTTTTCTTTTTCCATTCAACTTGTGCATTAATAAAGGCTTGTCCGTATTTTTCTGCCACCATTTTCCAATTACTTGGACTATCACTAGCACTTAATTCTGGAAATTGACTTTTAAACATATTATAAAAACTTCTATAAGAACCAGACTTATTATTTACTCCATAAATACCATAACTTAAACTTCCTCCAGTATCTTTTGATACGTTTTTACTTGCCCCTACTGAAACACCCTTACCAGTTTCTCTCCTAGAAGTTAAATCCATACTAGACATTATAATATCATTACTAATTACACCAGAATTACTATCCCCTGTTACCATAGGCATACTGTTCATCATTTCTAGTATAGTATTCATAGAGTTTGTTAAATTTCTATTAATATCATTAACTCCTTGTGTAATAGTTTTATTAGTAGTTGTAGTATTTTGTTTAGCCACTACATCACTTTTTCTATCACTACTAACATTACTTCCTTCTAGTCTACGAATAGCATTAATCTGTCTTTGTGCATTTTCTTTAGCAACCATTATCTGTCTACGTGCATAATCTAACTGGTCTCTCATTTTAACACTGTTGGAATCTAATTTTAGATTGGTAATTCTTTGTAATTCTGCAACACTGTCATAATTACTTCCACCAAAAGAAGCTTTTCTACCGATAGAAGTTAATCTTTGTAAGTTGGAAATCATTTTACTATCTCCACTTTCTCTAAATTCTGTCTTTAGTTTATGTTCATTCAGATAGTATTGCATTAATTGTATCTGTACATCTTTTCTTTGTCTTTCAATATCTAACATACCTTGCTCTAAAGTATATCTTTCACTAAGTATACTTGTTGTAGCTCCTAACATTTCCTTCAGTTCCCTAACTTTCATAGTTTTATTATCATCTATGAAATCTTCCATACCTAGTTTACCTACTTTAGAAGAGTTTAACATATCAGTCATTTTCTTAACATCGCTTAAACTAACTTCCCCTAAACTATTTTTTCCTGTCAGTTTAGAGAAGTTATCTCCCATCATAGCATTTCCCATTTTAGTCTGTATATCTAAATTCATACTACCATAAGATTTTAAAAATTTAGCTTGATTATTTGCCATTTCAAGTTGCATTTGTAGTTTATCCCCTACATTTCCAAAAGCTACTCCTACTTGATGATGTACTTGTGCTAATTGGTTTGCATACTGTAATTGTTGTTGTGCTAAATCTTTCATATTCTTATAATTGAATACAGACATATTCATTTGCTTTTCTAATGCTTTTTCATATTCGTGTTGTTTATTTAATATTTCAAAGGACTGATTATATATTTTTTCAGAAGTCTTATACTCTTCACTACCTTCTAAGCCTTGTTTCTGTAAACTTATCATTTCTTTTTTAGCTTGTAAACCTTTTTCTTTAATAGCTATCAACTGGTTATGTAAACTATTAAGACTAGCTATATAAGTATCTGCTATTTCTGGGTCTATTTGATATATTGCAGGGTCTATATTATTTACTTGTGATATATAACTTTTATTAAGACTGTCAATAAACTGTTTATCTGCTCCTATACCTTCATTATATTTTTTCTGGTCGAATTTATATATCTCGTCATCTTCTCTAATAAATTTCTTAAATTTAAATGTTTTGTTTATTTTATCTTGTATAGCTCTATTTATATCATTCCCAAAGTTATTAATAGAATCTAACATATCCTTTATATCATTCAACCTTTTTATATATTCCTGTTTACCTTGTTCAACAGTAGACATAGCATTTTCAAAAGCATTTTGAATATATAAATTTTTCTTATTATCTCCCAGTTTCAATTGTTGTATACCATTCTTTATCTCATCAAAATTACTTCCATTACCATTTACATCTTTAGTCAAACTTATAATTTTTTGAATTTTAACATCTAAACTATCTTCAACTTCTGTAATAACACCAAACATATTTTCAATATTTTCAACACTTAAAATTTCATTTAAGTTCTGATTAAAATATTCTTGTGTCTGTTCTTCACTATATTTATTACTTTTAGCATAATCTATAAATTTATTTACAGTATTTTTAACAGGTTTAGATATTTTTTTAGTATATTCATCGACATCATATGTATAGTTTGCTATATCATTCTTTAATATAATACCTTTACTATTTAGACTTTCAAGTTGTTTATCACTATTTAATCTATATCTATTACCTTCATCGGTTTTACCTTTTTCCCTAAAATCTTTTAAATACTTACCTATATCTTCTGCTTTTATTAATACTGAATTAGCTCCTAAGAAATGATTAGTTCTATCTCTATTTCCTAAATAGTTTATATAACCACCTGTGAAGTTATTCAAGTTTACATTCTCAAGTCCTTCACTATTAACTCTCTGTGCATTTAAGTCAAATTGAGAAGTATTAACATCTAATCTTTTTCTATTCTCATTTCTTTTATCTTGTGCAATGTTATAAGAAGTTTTATAAACATCTTCCTGCACTTCTTTTGTTTTTCTTAACTGTTCTTGTAATTCTTTATTCTTTTCCAGTATCTTATCTATTTCTCTGACAAAACTATTATCAGAAATATTTCTTTTAAATATATTTCTTATACTTTCATCAACATTCTGTATACTTTCACTTAATGATTTAAACTTATTAGTATAATCTTCCTGTTGATTAAATAAAGCATTTTGTTCCTTTATTTTATTATTTATAAATGTAATAGTAGATAATAATACAGAAAAACCTAGTATATATGGATTTAAACCTATTGCACTCATAGATTTTCCTAACATCTTCATTTTACCAGAAAAACCAGTAGCAACTTCCCCAGTAGATTTTAATACGTTCATAAAATCACTTGCATTACTGATAGAGTTCATTTGTTCCATTGAAAATTTAGATATAGAAGTAGTCAGTTCTCTAAATGATTTAGTTGCAAAATCAATATTATCTAACCTCTCCCTACTCATTATATCCATTCCTACTCTTTTCTTCATACTATCAAATGCAGTCTGCTTAGCCATATCAAAATTACCGAACCTCTGTGCATAAGCAAAAGATTCCTCAAAATTACTAAGTGCTTTATTATTTATACCGTATTTTGCCATACCTAAAGCACCACTCATAGTCATACTGTTAAGTATACCATTCATCCCTATATTATATAAAGGATTTTTACTTATTATTCCTCCAGATATAATACCTAATGCCTTATCAACAGTATTTACACCTACACCAACACCTAAACCTACTACGTTAGATTGTCCTAAAGATTTTAGTATAGTCTGGAAGTTATTCTGTATTCTTTGTACCTTATTCCCCCAGTTCTCCATAGCAAGTGTCTGTGCTTGTAATAAGTCCTTACCAGTAGTTATAGTATTTATAAGTTTTTCAACATTCCCATCTGTTTTAGCTAATAGAGTTGCAATAGCAGAAGCGTGTCTATCATTAAACATTTTAGAAATAGTACCAAATGATAATTCCCCTTGTTTATAGACTTTAGATAAACCATTAACTACTCCATAAACATCATTTTTCATTTTTTCCATCATTTCATCTGCATTTTTAAAACCTATTTCACTTAATAATTCTGGACTAACTTTTTTTAAATCTTCATTTAATCTTTTAGCACCAGTATTAGTCAGTTGAGTTAATTTCATAAACATATTTCTTATAGTAGTACCTGCCTGTTCCCCTGTCTTACCTGCTTGTCTTAGTACCCCTGTATATGTTAAGTTTAAATCTGCTAACTGTTCTGCATAGTCATCTACTGATATACCATTTTTAGTACCTTTATCACTTGCCATTTCTACCAGTGAGTTCATTACAGTATTTGACTGTTTCCCTGCTCCTGCAATATCCTGTAAATCTAATGCAGTATTATCAACCGCATTATATAATTTTTGAGAATATCTTTCCAGTCTACCTCCACCAGTAGACATTCCTAATGCTAAAAACTGATTATTTATAATATTTGTAGCAGTAGATAAGTCTTCAAAAGAAGCAATAGCTATCTTACTAGCCTCACTTACCATCTTAACTGAATCCTTATAATCTCTACCTGTTTTAATTATTTCCCTTACATTCATTACAAATTCATTGGTATCAATAGGAGAATTTACATTCTTATTTAACATTTCATTTCTTTGATATTCAATATCAGAAACATTTCTTAATCCACCAGAAATACCCATAGCATAAACGTTTCTATCAAATTCCATTAATTTATTTATATTGAATATTCTGTTAAGTTCATTAAAGAATAAATAATTTAAAGAATGAAGTCCAGAAACAGTAGAAGTTATAGGGTTTTTATTATTCATAAAATCTACTCTAGCTTTATCATATCTGTTCTTATCTATCTCATACTGTGATACCTTATGTTTAGCTCTTGTTAGTTCCCCATTAAAATTATCTAAGGCTTTACCACTTTCGATATATTTTTTAGTCATTACATCTAAAGTTTGTTGTAACTCATTTAAAGACTTAGAAGATAGTTCCTTCATTTTACTGTCTATATGTTTACCACTGAAATTACTATTTTTAGCCTGTCTTTCAGATTCACTAACATATAAATAATCTTTAATCTTTCTTAAATAAATATCCTTTTCACTATTTCTAAACTCCCTGTCAAGTTTATAATTCTTAGTATCATTAGTTCCGAACAGTTCAGTATTTATTTTCTTTATATAACTGTCTAAAGAGGATTTATCATTTATAGTACCTTCTTTAATAAAATTTTTTAAGGCTAGTGTAATTGCACTTACCATCTGACTTTCAGACATTACAGTAGTAGTTGCCTTATCAGTTATAATTTTATTCAGTCCAGATTCTCTAAAAAATTCATCACTTAAATTATAACCCTTTTTCTTACTTCCTCCACCTGTTTTTGAGTGGTTATTAGCCCCACCAGTATCATTTGTACTACTACTCTTATTATTTCCCTTGTTACTTTTTCTTAATTCTTCTGCAAGGTCTTTTAATACATTTTTTAAAGATTTAAACTCATTTGTATTATTCCCTTGTAAATCATTGTTACCATTATTCTTATTATTATTACTGATATTCATATTTCTTATTGTACTTACCACTTCTACAAGTCTAGCAAGTTTAATATTTATATCAGTAATTTCTTTTCTCATATCTATAACTGTCTTAGGGTCTGTATAATTTTTACTTGCAACAGTTTTTCCTGTACCAGTATTTTCACTACTTTTAATCTTATTAACTTCATTCCCTAATATAGTTAAATCTTTCTTAATATTACTTAAAGTATTCATTGAATTAGCAAATATATCTAATTTAATATCTTTAAGTCCATTAAGTTTTTCAACAGTTTCCTGTAAAGTCATTGCCATTAATAGCAATTCATTAATCTTATCCCCAGTAGTACCGAGATTAATTCCTAAATCTAAACTTTCTACCATCTACACCTCCTACAATAATCCTGCTAAACCTCCACCTCTAGCTACAAGTGGTAACATCTGATTCATTTTATTACTGTTTAACATAGTTTCTTTATGTTCAAAAGACATTCTTAATTTAATTTCCCTGTAACTATATTCTGTAAAAGCCTTACCAACATTTTCTTTAAATATAGGTTGTGTAGAATTTACCACCCCTGCTTTTAACATTACTGTAAATATATTATTAAAGAAAATATCCTTATCATTTTCAAAATCCATAATAGTATCTACTAAATCATTAAATTCATTAATCAGTTTAACTTTGACTTTATGTATCTTATTAAAAATAATAAATAATTCATTTTCAATATCTGTATCTACAAAGCACCTATCTAATATATCTAATTTAAGATTATAAATAGTTTCTTCAACTATTTCTCTCCATTCCTTATCTATTTTCTTATTATTTAATACCTCTCCATAAGCAGTATGCCTTGTATTATTTTTTATTATTTTATTTTTTATATCCCTTAAATCTTCATCACTGTCTTCAAAGTTAAAAACTTCCCATTCAATAACATTGAAAAAACTATCTATAATCTTAGTTAAATTTTCTTCCCTAATTTTAGAAAATATTTCATACAGTACCTCTCCATTGGTATCAATTTTATTTGTAGTTTCAGTATACTTTATATCTTCGAGTTTTATTAAAAGTGGTATCTTCTCCCCAAGAGGAGAAAAGTCTACCACTATTCTGTAATTCATATCAAGTACAGATATATCTGATACATCTTTACTTGTCAAATGGAAAAGACTATTCTGCTTTTCCTTTTCTTCTTTGTTTTTTAACTGTTTTGTCTTCATCCTTTACATCTTCCTCTTTTTTATTTTCTTCTTCTTCGGATATTAGTTCTACTTCACTTGTTATCTTATCTATCTTATCTTTTTCCTGTACTATTTTATCAATATCTTCTTTCAGTTTTTTCTCTTCGGTTCTGTAATTTACATAACCTTGTATATCATCTATACCTAATTTCCAAGCTTCATATCTATATCTTTCAATCTCAACATCATTTCCAGTTTTTAAAGCTCTTATATGGATTAATAACTCTCCAATTACTTCTTCTGATAGCAAACCTACTTCATATAATAATTCTGTTACTCTGTAATAATCATTTTCTTTAATAGGTTCTCCAAACATATCCATTATAATATCACTAAAAGTTTCATTCAACAGTCCTAAAAAAGTCATACCAGTTTCTTCATTGACAATATAATCTAAATCGAGATGTGCAGTACCTGCTAAACCATCTATCATAGTATCTCTATCCAGTTTAGCCATTTTAAGTACACCCTCATCATAAAGCTTGACATAACCATTATCTTTTTCATTATAATCCTGTGAGTTATAGATAATTTCTTTTAAATCAGTTCTAAGGTTTGACACTTTTACTAAATTAGTTGGAACTAATTTATCCCCTTCTAACTTAGTATTAAATTTATATTCACTTAAAGATAATATTTTTCTAAATGTTCTGTCATCTTTAACAAACAGAGGGAAATCAACTTCCCCATCAAGATATTTTACTTTACACATACCTCTTTTTCTTTGATATTTTAATCCACTTAAATTTAGTTTTCTACTCATCTTTCACTCTCCTTGATAGTTTTATATTGTGAAGTATTTCACAATATTTTATAGGTTTTTTTATTTTATTATATCATACTTTTTAATATTTGTCAAACATTTTTTTTATAAATAAAAAGCAGGACTTTACAAAGTCCTGCTATCTCTAAAGATTATATTAGAGGTTTTCAGAATTGTAAAGTTTAAAGTCTTCTGTCAACTCATCATAATCCATTACTCTAAGAGGGAATATGTTCTTAGCAGTTGTACTTGTAGACACTTTTTCCCCATCTAAATTCCATCTAACTAATTTACCTTTTTTAGTCTTACAGTCATACTCTCCAACTACAAATATTTCAGGAGATTTCTTTACAACCCCTGTACCTGCATTACATAATCCTATTGTAGCTCCCGCAGTAGCTCCTGTGTCTGCTTTCTGTAAATAGAATATTGTACCTACATCAACAGGTTTAGTATTCATTACATCTACTTTATTATCGACTAATCTAAATTCCCCAGTAACATCATCTACATATAATTCTTTCTTATTAGCCCCTGCACTAACTGGTACTGTATAAGTAGGACTTGTTACCATACCTGTTACGTATTCTACTTTATCAATGTTATAGAATACATCTGATTCCTGTTTTCCACCTGCAACTAAGAAATCTCTTACTTCGATTGGGTCTGCTTTAATTTCCATATTAGTAGAAATTTTTATAACTTCCCCATCTAAGTTAGTTTTTATTTGGTTAAATGCCACAAGAGGATATCTGATTGCTCTTACTTCCCCAGTACCTATACCTATATAAACTTCCAATGACATTCCTATTGAAGACATTGAAAATGAACCAAGTAATGGGTTTGCTATTGTTTTAGCTTTACCATTCTCATCAAATGAAATACCATCTCTTACAAAAGCATTTTCATTATAGTATAAATATTTCCAATGCTTATTTGTAGTCGCCTTAGTATTCATTCTTGATTCTAAGTTAATGTTTCCTGCATTTCCTAATACTCTATACTTTTCTCCATTTGATACGAATATTCCACCTTGCAGAATTGAAATAAAGTTATCTACCGAACTTCTTTCATCCCCTACAACCTTACCATCTTGTACAAACATAAAGTCTTCACTGAAGGTAAATGGTACTGAAAATTCCTCAAATTGTTCTTGTCCTGCAACCTGTCCTATAAACATTCCCTGTCCGTTGTGAAGTGTAGTCCATTGTGGCTTTCTACTAAACAAAGGGTCTGTTGGAAGGTTATTCAAAGCGTCAACTGTCTTATTTTCTATTGTGAAAAGGGATATTGACCCATCAGACAATTTAGCACCTAAAAATGTTAGTCTAACTTTACTAGAACTACTTCCTGTTAATTTTGCCATTTATTATTCTCCTATATTCTTAAATTTTTATTATAAATATGTGATAAATTTAAAACTACATAACTTACTCTATCATTCTCTGTGTTGACATAAGTGTTATAATGTGGTTTTATAACTGTCTGTAATACAATCTCTTTTTCCTTGTATACAGTAGATATACTATGTACCCTAAATATTCTTAAAATCTCATTAAAAATAAAGTTATATTTTTCTTTATTATTATTAAAATCATTTGTACCTATAAACAGATTAACTGTATATACTGTATTATCGTGGGTATCTGTAATATAATCATTTCTTATCGCAACATTATCTACATCAACTATTATATAAATTTTATTCTTATCATTGTTACCATTATCCGTAGTTATAATATCTCCGACTGATAATAAATAAATATCATTTATATCCAATAACTTTAAAGTATTTGTGTCGATGACATCTACTAAAACTTCCTCGCTATAATTTACAATTATTTTTTTAGTGAGTGGGATATGTAAATTTTTAACATTAGTAATTTTAATAACACCATCTTCATCATTTAAACTTTCTATCATATAAGTAATTTCTTCCTTATTACTTTCTATATTATATTTATTATCTTGAAATATATAATCATTATCATCTATTTTTAACTCACACATATTATAAACTTTTTTTAAATTTTCTTTAATAATTTTTTTAATCAATTCTTTAAATTCATAGCTATTCATTATTTACCTCTTATTATATAAGTTTTAATCCTTTCTAAGTATTTTTTTACACTATCTATAAATAGAGGAACTTTATTCTGGTCTAATCCTAATAATGCCAGTTGTAATTTTATCATAATCTTATCCACATAAAATTCTTGATAACCATTACCAAGAATACCTTTATATTCTTTTTCCCTTTTAATAAGTAATTGTTTTATCCTGTTAGATGTTTTTTTACCTAAATCATTAACCTTTACCATATTACTGTTCTCTAACCTAAAAACATTAGCACTGTCATCTGCACTCAAGCTTATACCATCTGCATTGACTGATATACTTACATTACTTATCTCTCTCTCATCTGTTCTTTTCCCTCTCCATATATCATAAAAAGGTAAATCAACTAATCCTCCTATCGCAGAATTTAATTCATTAATACCCTCTACAAATATATTTCTAGTTATCGACCTGTCTGGAACTTGCTCCATAGCAAGATAATAAAGAATACTAGCATATAGTGTATCTATCTCTTTTTTAGCTATCTTATATAAGAATTGTTTATCTCTTAACCTTATTAAACGTTCCTGCAACTCTTTACAGTTCATAATCTATACCTTTACTTTATTTATTTCAAGTATTACATAATCTCTTGTATGATTATTTATTTCATACTTAGACATATTGTAATTTATACCATCTAAAATAACAGTTCTTATATCTGATAAATCCAATGATATTAATTTATTTTTAAGACTTTTTACATTAATAATCTCACTCATTCTAAACTTTACATAGAGTTTATTCTGACTAAATGTATCTTCAAATTTATTAATATCATTGTCCGAGTACTTAGTCAGTAATCCATTTAATAAAAATCTGTTGCCTTTACTATCCTCTACAACGACTTTTCTTTTACTATGTACCTTATCAAATAAATAATCCTGTCCGTATAAATGTAATCTTTTAAATATTATTCCACTTTTCATAATTAATTACCATAAAAATTACTATAAAGTTTAGATTTTCTTTTTGCTTTCTGACAAAAAGTTTCTTTTTTATGTTCTAACTTCTTTATCTCATTATCACAAAAAGAAATTTGTTCTCTTAAACTCTTTTTAACACTATTAATATCTTGAACTTCTACCCTATCAGTATTATTCTGACTACTCTTAAAGTCCATATTCTCATAACTTAAAAGTTCTTCTACTAATTCTCTTCTTCTATCTTTGTAATATAATATATTATCTTCGATTTCCTGTAATTCTTCCTTAGTCATAAACCACCTACTTAGCAGGTTTATCTTCTTTAGGCTTATCTTCTTTCTTAGAAGTTTTTACTGTTTCTTTTTTATCTTCTTTTTCTAAATTTTCATTTAATTTCTTCAACTCTTTTAAAATTTCTAGTAAAAGTAAAGAATTTACTGCGGTATAATGTACATTTGCGTGTATTACTTCTGGTTGAGAATTACCATATATAGTATTCAATGTAGTATTAGAAAAACTATATAAATCCTCATCAATATTAAACAATTCTTTAATTTCTTTTAAATCCATATTTTATCTTCTCCTATTTATATTTATAAGGTAAAGGTATTTCTACCCTTACCTTATTTACCTATAACTAAACTATCAATTAGAACTTCTGTATAATCTGTCTGTAATATTTATTATAGTTTTTATCAAGTATATCTATACCTGCTTGTGTCATAAGTCCATCAGTTTGAGGTCTGTTACCACAATCTAACCATAATGCTCTATGTCTTCCAGTTAATTCTATGTTAGTATCTCCTACCATTACTTTAACATCTTTTAGATTATACTCATTTAAACTTTCCCAACCAAAATTATTTCCTTCCATATCCATCCATAATCCTTGATATTGAGGGTCTGGGAATACTAATCTAGTAAATATGTGTCCTGCCTCTACATCTGTATCATAAGCTACAAAGAATATGAAATTCTCTGGAACTAATGAAGTTGCATTTATTATATTTACCCCTTCTATTTCTAAAGCCTTTACATTTTTTACAAGTAAGTCATCTTTTATTTCAGGTGTTGTGAAATAAGTTTTTAATTTTGTTATAATGTTACTTCCTGCAAAAGCTATAATAGTTTTATTTTCATTTTCTTCATAACTTTTTAAGTAATCTCTTGCTTCTGCTATATCAGTAGGTGTTAAACCTATCTGTCCTGCAACTGTTGAAGGATTTTTTATAGCTCTAAAGTGATTTCTCTTAGTGTGTCCTTTACTATTAACAGGTGCATTTTCATCATAAGTAGATAACATATTCTTATCTACTACGACATCTCTCAATAATCCAAATTGAGATTCATATGTACCTCCAACTGTTACAGGTTTATACAATGCTCTGTACTGTAATGCAGGTACTAACTTAGTAGTATAAGTTTTTATAACTCTATTCATTGCCTTAACAAATTCTGGTAAAGGCGATTTTCCTCTTTTCTTTAAAGTCTTAACTTCTAATTGGCTCATATCTGCAACTTTTGATTCAAAGTTTTCTACTGTCATTTCCCAAGTTACACTCTTAGATTTAACTGGTGTAGGGTCAGTATAAGTACCTTGTCTTTGGAATATTGCTTGAGTTTCAAATTCAAAAGTTTCTTTAAAATATCCATCGACATTAGTTTCAACTGTTCTTGTCATTTGATTAAGTACCGCTTGTAATTCACTTGCCAAACTACCTTCAAAATCTTTAAGTTCTCCTAAAACTCCTCCGTAGTATACTCCTACTTCTCTAAGATTAGATAGTGTATTGTGGATATTTTTATCCCCAATTTGTATAGAACCATAATGCAAGTCATTAAACAATACTTCTAATTCATATTTTTTTCTCATTAATATTTTCTCCTATAATTTTTTAATTTGATTAGTGTTTAGTTACAGGTGTTTGATGTTTAGGAAATACATTTCCAAAATCTAAACATATTGTATCTAAATCACTTATAAAACCTATTGGAGTATTATACTCACTTGAAGTAGGTTTATCTACTGTAATATCCCCATTTTTACCTAAAAAGATAGGTTTCTGTATATCATCATGTTCAAATGGGAAATCTACAACTTCTCCACTTGTTGTACTACCTTCTACCATCAATGTAATCCAATTTACTTGTGGTGTAGGTTGAATTTCCTTTGGTGCAGGTAATACTTTGTAATAATCTTTATCATAAACATATCTACCAACAGAACCACTATAAGCTATTCCACAAGGTAATACATTTACATCTCCATTGTCGGCTATGTGCCAAGTTAGAGTATCTATACCTCTTGATTTACCTTTTTTAAGATAAAGTATTTTATATTTGTCTACTCCATCTGTATAAGAATCATCTATAAAACTTTCTCTAACTGTCTTAAAGTGTCCGTACTTTACTTCCGATACACCTTCTTTTTCTCCGACTATTTTTAATTTCGTTACAATTGCTTTCATATAGTCTTTTATCTCCTATTTTTTATTTTTTCCCCACTCATTTATTTATTAATTATAAATTAATATACTGATGTTTTTGTGAATTTTTTCACACCAAATACTGACATATCTGGACTAGATAAATTTACCTGTCCGTTTATTGTTCCACCTTGATTTAAAATATTAGGTACTGTACTACTTTCCCCAAGTTTCTGTGCTATCACACCTGCATTTGTAATTTCATAAGCACTTTTTAAATCATCTTCTACGAGGTCTACATAATCTTTTAAACTTTCTAAATTATCAAAACCACCTTTAGCTATTCTTTTATCTAATGAATTAGCTAAATAAGGTTTTTCAGTTTTTAATCTATTAACTTCCTCTTTTACCTGTTCCTGTGTCTTTATAACAGTTATTTCATTAGTTTTTTCAGAAATAATATCTTTCAATGTCTCTACGGTAGCCTGTAAATTGGTTATCTCTGTTTCATAATAACTCTCTTTCTGTTTACTATCCATATTAGATAGTTTTAATTTCATTAAATCCTCATACTCTTCTTTTGATAAATATATCTTGTCTTCTTGTGGTTGTGAGGGGTTATTAGCCTTACCAGTTGATTTATTTTTAGTTTTCGTATCTTCCTTAGCCTTAGCAGGATTATTCTCTAAATTACCCTCTTCTTTACCTTCTGGATTTACAGGGGGATTATCCCCTGTACCTTCTCCATCATCATTAAATAATATTTCCAAATATAATATTTCTTTCATTTATTACCTCTTATAATTATTTTTTCATTTTATTATCAATACCTACTTTATTATCGTTGTCTAGTGTTTTAGTATCGCTTATATCTAATTTTAATTCAGAATTATCAGATTTCTTTTTAACAGTAGGTTTTCCTAGTGAGTTTTCTTCTACGATAGTTTCACTCTCTAATACTCTTTTCCTATTATCAAGTATACTGTTTATCTGTTTATCTGTATATCCTTTAGATTTAAGTATATCTATAACAGTAGTTAATCCCATACTTACTTCCTGTGCATTTAATAACAACTCATCATATACTCCAGATGTTACTAATAACTTAGGTACTTCTAAATAAACTTTACTTCTCTTTTTAGATTTTCCACCTTTATCCCTTAATAATAATGCAAAAAATTCTGCAAAAGAATTTCTAATTGATTTCATATAAGTTTTATTTTTTACTTCCTGTTTTGTTCTAAACTGTGCTATTGCCTTACTACTGTCAGATGTACTCATCCTAGACTGTAATGTAGGAGGAATTAATCCTACTATTCTGTACAGACTATCCATATGATAATCTAACTCCTGTTTCAATGAAGACAAAGAGTTAGTTATTTCTAAAGATTTAACTTCCGATGAAGGTAAAAAATTAGGTGTTTTACCATATATCTCATCAGGTGTAAAGAAATTAATTACTCCACCTGCGTCAAGCACCGATGTATCAAGGTCTATCTCTGCATTTAAAGATATTAGTCTAGGAGAACCAGATAATTTATTTGCTATCCTTATATCAGTATTTACTGCCGATATATATAATACCCCATCTATATAATCCACACAAGGTATTTTAGAAAACTCAGAATTTTTTCTTTTCTCTTTACCCCTTATATGTATAATAGGTATCATACTCTCCATTTGTTTTGTATTCTTAACAACTAATTTTCTAGCACCTTTTATACTTAATCCAGATACATCATAAAAAATTGTATAACTTCCCTCTGTAAACACTATTATATCATTTACTAATTTATTTTTTATAATACCATCTTCAATAGTTCTTTCAACTCTACTATCTTTATAAATATAAAATGGAGGATTATCTTTAGTTCTAGGTAAAATATCAAGCATATTTTCTGATTTTAATTTCAATAATCTATGTTTCTTTAAATGTTCATCAAAGTATACTTGAAAAAATACATCCCCTTTAGTTTCTAAATCTTTAACAATATCTATTGATAAACTTGCCCAGTCTATTTCTTCCATTTCACTTTTTAAATAATTTATCTCATCTTCCTTTAAATCTTGCTTATTTTCAAAAGTTTCCATAACAGGACACATAATAGCAATATCTTCTACTAAGTTATTCATAAGATTATTATACACTAAATTCTTTTTATAATAATCTTCCCATTCCATACCACATTCCTGTCCTTTTTTACTTATAAAGAAATCATACCAATGATTAAAAATTCTACCTTCGATAAAATCATTTATTATTTCCATTTCCAATTCTTTTCTAGTAACATTATAAATGTTACTAAAAGTTACATTATTTATCCAAGTAAAGTTTTTAGATTTTGATAATTTAAAATTGTTATCAAAAATATTTCCTTCCTTGAAAAAATTTTCTTCTAAATATTTACTAATTCTTTCTCACCCCCTAACTCATTCCTGCTAGATTTATTTTTAATTTATTACTTTTTCTTTCATTAGATATACTGGATATATTACCTAACCTATTAACGTGTCTTCTTTCTGGTCGCCACCAGTTTCCACTCCCATCTTCAAACCACTTATTATTGGCGATACAGTTATCTAAATATTGTAAAGCATAATGTAACATAGCAGTCGAGTTGCATAGGTCATCTGTATTATTTTTACTTTCTATATCATTCTTACTCTTATAAGCATAATATGATATACTACCATCTTTACTCTCTTCTTTTAATAATGTTGTCATTTCTTTATATAATCTTTCAGTTTCCCAAGAAGTATTCTTTAATGGGAATTTAAGAAAACCACTATATAAAGATTCTTCCCAGTTACTAAACATAACTTGTTTAGATTTTTTAGTATATGCAAATGGAATTAATAATGTTTTAATACCTCTCAACCTCATAACCTCTACTAACCTCTGTATAAAGTGTAATTGTTGTGAGGTACTATCTACAATACATATATCTATTTGCTCATTTATTAACATATCACAAACTATGTTTACTTTTTGTGAAATATTTAATAACTCATTATTCTTATTTAAAACTGTAATTCTTTTAACTTCTGATTTATAAAGTCCTGTAAAATCATCTTGCCAAGCAATACCTCTACTCATAGCAAAATAATCTCCTGTACTTGTAGCAGAAATATCTATACCTGCAACTCTAAATTTTTTCTCTCTATCTATAAAAGAAATACTCATATCATTATCTTCAATAGAAAACATATTATGTTGCTCTATAATATCTTTACTTAAAAATAATCCTTCTGCCATTATAAACTCTAAATAATAGTTCATTCTATTAGTAGCAGATTTTATACCTCCAGATTTAGACATTTCTTCTAAAGCTTTTGTACGTTGTACTTCTGCTTGTCTAGGATTAACTTTTTTAGTTAATGAATAAATAATCCTCCAATCATAAATATACTTATCAGAATTATCTAAATTATATTTAGCCTGTAATAATGAATTAGGGTCTGTACTAGGAACTCCTATAAATACTTGACTACCACCTGTTGATATGCTAAAAGGTGCAATCGAATTGTCGAATAGGTCTAAGTTACACTTACCACTTTCATCTATTACAGTTAGATGTGATGTTAATGAATCTTGACTTGCCCCTAAAGTTATAAAGAAACATTCACTATAAGGTAAATATGCCCCATTATGTAATAAGGCAATTTCAAGTCTATTTGAATTGTTAATTAAATTATTATGTTGCTTATCAAATTTAGCAACAAGTTTTGTATCTGGAAACAATTCATTATGAACCTGTAAAGCTATTTTAAAATAAGGTAAAACTTCTTTTCTAAGTTTTTCAATAGTATCATCTTTATAGCTCCCTAATATACTTGAAAATCTTTCGTGTATAATATCTAAATATCTTCTTCCAAATACAGTTAAAAAAGGTAAATAAACTTTTATAGCTTCTGATTTACCAGTTTGTCTTGAAAAAAGAGGTAATATAGCTTTACCTTTACCATTAATTACACTGTCAATAACTATTAAACAAGTACTCCATTGATATGGAAATAACTCCCTGTACCTCATTTTTTTCTTTATAGGGTCGTAAGATTGTCTTGACCTAAATACATAATCTATAAATATTTTATAATAATCTATATTTTCTATACTTTCATATGTTCCCTCTTCGTGATTATAATTTATTCCAATAGGTATAGTTACTTCATTACCTTTATAAAAAACTACTTTACCTATCGGGTCTATAAATATCTCACGTTTAACATCTTTAATATCCTTTAAAGGTTTAATCATACTGGATAACCTCGTGGTCTATTTCAACCTCTTTTATAGGTATACCCTGTATTTTTAAAGATTGAATATTGATTACTTGTTTAATTTCATTAGTTACATTATTCAACAATTCATTACCTTGTTCCTTTTGATTATTTGCAATATTATCTTCTTCCCTATAAGTTATTGTAGTATCATTTTGTAGTTTAATATAATCTTTTTGAAGGGTTAGCAATGTTTTTAACACTTGCATATCTTCCTCTGATAAATCTTTTTTATCATTAAATTTTACAATTTGTTGAGTTAATAATCCTAAAGTATCTTCAATACTATTACCTAACAATTCTTTTTTAGAAATATATTTTGCAAAATCATTATTCTTAAAAGCCTCTGCTTCTTTTTTATAATATTCAATTAATTCACTATCCAATTTATCTATATTCTCGGTAATCTCTCTTATTTCTTCAATACCTATATTATAGGTTTTATTTAATTCCCTAAAAATAGAAAAATTACCTTTATTCCTTGCAAACTCTTTAAGAATTAATTTTTTTATATCAGTATCTATCATCATAGATGTTGCTTTAACTTTCAGTTTAGAAATTTCTTTTTCATATTTATTATTTAAGTCTGATAGTCTATTAACTTCTTTTTTTAATTCTACATTTTCTATTGTGAGTTCGCCTATTTTATCGGATAAATCTTTTATCTGTTCTTTTTCTGTCATACGTACTCTCCTACAAAACCCTCACTTAATTTTTTTTCTAATTTCTTTTTTGAATTTATATATTTAGACTGATATAAATTTTTTACATACTCTTCTAACATATAAACATCATAATTATCATAATCACTATAATTGATTTCCCCTAAAAAATCTTTTAACATAAATAAATGTATTTTTCTGTTATCAATATCTAATATTTTAAATACATCTTTAGCTAAACCATTTCTTCTATAATTATCCCATTGATAATAAGATATATTTTTATCTATTCTTTTTGTTATATTAATATGATAATTATACAAAAACTTATTATCTATAATACCATAAGGTTCTACATCTTCTAATTTTTTACACCAAGTTGATATATTACTATCCCATATTTTATTTTTTCTACACCCTATACTTCTTAAAAATTTCCTATCCTCTGCTAAAACTCTTTTAGGTACTTTATTCCCATTTTCATCTACTAATGAATTTATTAATATTTGTTTTAATTTAGGGAGGGAAACTTTAAATATACTACTCTTTCTTATACTCATTTTCTACCTCCCTCGTTATTATGTTGGTTTCACTATATATAGAGGGGATATAAATAGTAAACTCAATCATATATAATATTAATAGATTTTATAATATTAATATATCCTATAAATGATTGAAATTTTAGAATACTTTATAATATAAAATATATATCATTATGTATATTTGTAAATTATCTGTATATTTTAAAAATTACTAACATCAACCTAATTATAATAAATATATACCATATGCTTTATTTTATATAAATAAAAATTATATATACATATAAAAAATAATACATAAATGTATATAATTTATACAAAAAACATATAAATAATATTCAAACATAGAATAGTT